TAAGCTGTCAAAACCATCAGTAAGACTTTCAGCGCTTTGGAAAGCCATCGGTCTTGGTTTACATTCGTTGTATGCTTTGGTCGCAGATCTTGTCGCTGCGGCCAGCATTTTATTTATATAGTCATTCAGCATTATCAGCCTCCCATTTAATACTATATTGTTCAAGTTCCCTTAATTCTTCCGTTACCGTCTCCCAGGATTCTTCAACCTCTTGAGGTAAATCCTGATTTTCCATAAACTCTAACAATATCGGTACAGCCTGGCACCATTTAGATATTCTATTTATTTTTCTCATTTTTTCTCCTTTTCAACTTGTAACTATTCTAGCTACATTACAATAATAGCAAATTAGCAAATAATTGCAAGTGTTTGTAAAAAGTTGTATTATGGCTTTAACTTTATAAGGAGTAATTATGAAAAAAAAATATGTAATTGAAAAAAACATACCTGTCCTGTCTATCCAGAATTGGGGTAGGTGGAGCCAGCTTGCATCAAGAATGGAAGATGGTGATTCTGTGTTATGCACAAAAAAAGAAGCTGGTGCTTTGAGGATGTCAATTTATAGTTGTAAGGGGTTTAAGCCTATTATGCGAAAAGTAAGAGATACAGAAACAGGTGAATTTACAGGTGAATACAGAATTTGGAAATTAAAAAAAGAGGTATGACTATGGAAATGTATGAAAAGTGTAAAATAAAGAACCAGGCAATTTTTGGAACTTTCTACGGCCCTGTTAAAGAAGACGATAGGAAGGCATGGTTTTTTGATGAGGAGCTTGGTAAATTGGTAAAGATAAAAAGAACCAGTTTGGAGGCAGTGGGTTATGAGTGAAGATGAACGTCTAAGTCAAAAGGATATGGTAGCAGCAAGATTGCGAGATTTAAGCGCAAAGCAAATTGAAGACCTCGAAGATCGTTTGCCGCATATTACTAATTTGTTGGAGAGGGACCAGGTGTTAAAAGAAATTGATGCCCTGGAGCAAATAGCGGACGAAGCCAACAAACGCGCCGAAGAAATAATTTCAGAGTATTACCAGGAAGAGAAATGCAGTTTTATGGAGGATGATAATGAGTAAGAGGATTAACCCTGAAAAAACACTGCCAATTAATCGTGTTACAAAAGACGATATAAACAACCTTAAACTTCTTAAAGAAGAAATAAGAAAAAGTATAAATGAGTGTGCAGATGTAGGTTTTAGAGAAAAACAAGTGATTTCAGGTTGGGCTAAAGATCTTAAAGTCGATGACCGAACTTTAACTAAGTGGCTTGCGGATAAACCTATAGACTATAATCCGTTAATAAAAATGATTGAAACGTGGAAAATGATTAAATGGGCAGAAGAGGAGATTTATGAAAAAAGAAATGAAGATTGAAAAAGTTGAACAATTGATTGAAGGCTATAAAAATATTTATGTGCCAACTTTTAAGGAATGGTACCATGTCAATTCAAAAGGGTACAAATCAAGAAACGATAAGCCTTACACGATTAATGAAGCAGAAGAAGTTTACGCTGCTCTATTAGAGTCTGGTTTTGATTTTCCTTATTGGAATGAGTAAAAAGAAATTAAACGATAAGGATTATTCTTTTTCCGACGGTCTTTACACCGTAATGAAATCTTTTATGCCAGAAGACACTGTTGCACAGCTGGAGAAGCATTGGGTGCAAAATGAAAAACCATTAAATATGTTGCAGGACATGAATCCTAAACTTTATAAACAATTGATTGAAGACTTTAAATCCAGGAAAAAAGAAATCCTGGATAAAAACTCAGGGCCCAGGGATCCTAACGAAAAGGCGGACCAGTAAACCAGGCAACCACTACATAGCGCTCACCCTTAGTGATTTTTCTTACTTTGTGTAGGATAAAAGAACTAAAAGCCACCACATCACCTATCTTCGGCAACGTGCAATTAGCACTTTCACTGGTACGAAAGCAAAGTTCGCCGCCTTCATAACCATCGTTAAGCAAAAGACTCATTGAAATTTTGCGTAAAGCTGGTGTACCTTCTGGGCCAATGTCTATGTGGTAGTTATAACCATTACTCGGTGCTTTGTATCTTATAATCTGAGCCTTTTCTATACCATTTATGTCGTATTTAAAGTATTTGTTTACAGACTTGGCTATTTTGCTGAGGATCTGATACAGGCGTTTTTGTTCTGGTTCGATAAAATAGATCTCAGCATCGCGTACGTTCTTATCTGTCTGCTCTTTATTTTTTTTATGAATCTCAGCTTTTACAGGTTTACGGTCTATTATGTAATCCATAAACAAATCTACATCTTCTTGGCTGACAGCCGTACTTGTCACGCCGTGTTTAGGTAGAATGTCATTCATTGATAACGAGTTTGTCAGAATTTGCAGATAATTGCAAATGATTAAGAATCATTTTTTTTGGTGATTGGGTGTATCAAACTTAGTTAAAACTGTTCACGCACACGCCGCAACGATTTAGGGGTGTCGGGCCTAAATATTTATTTAATTGTCAGTAAAAAAGCGGCCTCTAGGGACTCCTATTTATAGATTGTTACTGTTGTGCTCACAATGTATGCAAGTTTGCATATAAATGCTATTAATTATAAGCTCTGAAAGCCTTTATTTATAAGGGTTTTAGGCGACAACTTTTTTTCTCTGAGATTTTTGCTGTGGAAACGGGCGACGGCGATTACGCAGTTTATTTTCTATTTATCTTTAGGCGTGTAGGTTGAAGTATCTGCACCGAGTAATTGACCTAACCTTTCCTTGATTTGTTCCTTGCTCATCTTCTCCAGGTTAGCGTTAATGTTAATGTTTTGTGACCTGTTTACAGATAAGCCACCGAGCTGATTAAGCTCTTTGATTGCTGAAACCGCTGCGTTAAGTTGTCCACCTTCGTAAGCTGATTCCATTATCTTCCACAACATTGTGCCAGTCTTTTGTGGTGTGATTGCATACTTATCTGCTAACTCATCTTGTTTAATTCGTATGGCCTTAACCACATTCGGATAGTCTTTGCCATTCAATAGTTTATTAGAGGATGCACTGGGAAACTCATACCCAGCTCTTCGAGCTGCTTCGGTTTGACCACACGCACCTTCGGTGTAATGCCAGACAAAGCTGGACTGCATTTCAGTTAAGCCAAACTCTTCATTCTTTTCAAACTGAGTTGGCGTATCAACTAATTTTTCTTTTGGCTTTCTTGGTCTGCCTACTGCTCTTTTCTTTTGTGTCATCTTTACTCTTCTTCTTGTTAAATATTCTATCGTACTCTTTATTAAAAACCTCAGAATTGTATGGTCTTTTATTAGATCCTTTGCCTTGCCACTTACTCATAACTTTAAACAGGGTACAGAGGGTAGTGTATAGCTGTCTAACAATACCCTATGTGTTCTCCATAAGAATACGCTTATAACCATGTTAATTAATATATTTATATATATACTATACACTAACACTACCTATAGTATAAAAGCCTTTAGTCATAAGGCAAATCGACAGGGTAGAGCTAATCTTGCTGTACCCTTTGCTATACCCTTTTACTATAAACCTTTGCATATTCATGCTAATCATTATCCATAATCATATATATTAACACACCGACTACGCTCAAAGCCAAGGCTCCGAACAGTGTACCTAACACTGTTTTAATAATCATAGCTGCTATAACTTGAGTTGCTACTGCTACTCTCTTCCTCCACTGGCGTGTAGTCAATGTCGTAAATCTTCTTGCCATTACTTCTGCGCGGCTCGATGCCTCTTTCGTGTAACACACGATTCGCTTCTTTGAAGTCAGGCATCCTTGGGGCCTTAATGCCCAAGTCGCGCAAGAGCTTTGTCATTTGCACAGGCTTGGCATTTTCACTCTCAAAGTCCACATGCTCCAGGATAAGATCCTCAACACTAGACTGTGTACGATACATTTCGTTGCTGTCTTGCAGAAGCTCACGCTCATCTGGTGATAGAAACCAGTTCTTCTGGCCCTTCACATACATGGTGTCTTTAACCTCGGCCCAGAGTTGTTGCATGTCTACGCCATGATTGACGTCTATATCTTTGACCGCGAGTACCCAGAATCTTCGATTCCCCGACGTGTCCGTCAGAAACTCGCGTGCATTTACTGAGGCGTAGAACGCCGTCCTTCTTTGATAGGTCGTAAACGCCCTGTCATACGGCAATCTTAGTTCATCCGTCTTCGCCGTCACAAAGGCTTTGAGTTGGTCAATGTCGGACTTCTTGAAAGTAGACTCAATCTCTCCTAACTCTACTATCCAGTGACTGACAGCTCGCTTCACGCTATCTTTATCGGAAGGATTAAGTGTTGCACCCTCTAACAGCCAGCCTTTGTTATAGTCGCACAGTCTTTTAAACCATAATGTTTTACCTAGGCCTTGAGCACCTTGCAGCACGAGTATACCTTCGAGTTCAACGCCATTGTCTTCGTAAGCAGCTGCTACACAGCTAATTAACCATTTCTTAAGTAACATTTCCTTCAGCTGCGCGGACTCTTCTGTTACCAGCGAATCCATAAATGCCTGGAGTCTGGAAGTACCGTCCCAAGGGACAGATTCAATCCATTCTTTCACAGGGTTGTATTCCTCAGCGAGGATCTTGAGATAGTCTCGTACCTTAGTGTGTGGTATGCCCATGTTAATACAACGGTTCTCAATCTCAATCAGCGAGGCTTCCTCTCTCATGTCAGCGATAAACTTTGTCTCTGGTATTTCAATCTCCATCTTCTTCTTGATGACGTTATAGCGCACATCCACGCCATGTGTTTTCAACACTCCACCAATGTTGTCTTTCGTGTTCAGGAAGCGTCCGCTTGCACTGCGCTGAAAGTCATACTCCACTGGTAGGTCTAATGTTTGTAAGACCACCTCTCCTTCCAGAACTTCAACTTCGTTCTTATGGTCATTGTAATCACCCTTAGTCTCAGGCATTTGTACCTCAGCAAGACCACCAGCTTTCTTAATAACCTGGTAAGCCTTGGCCGCTTCTTTCTCACCTGTTTTACTCCTTCTCCCTTCTTCTCTCTTTC